TAATGCCAATATGGTATCAAATGAGGTTTTTATTGATAGTGCAACTTTAAGAGAAAATGTTGTTTCTCTGGCAAGAAACATTGGATACGTTCCAAAGTCCAAAACTTCATCTAGAGCAAAAATATCTTTCTTTGTAGATTTTTCTGCGTACATACTCACAACAAAACCAGAAACAATTACTTTAAATAAAGGTATTGTGTGCTCAACAACAACATTTGGATCAGAAAATTATACCTTTTCTATTTTAGATGACATTACAGTTCCTGTAGTCAATGATATAGCTGCTTTTAATGAGATTACAGTTTACGAAGGTACTTATATTACATCAAATTTTACGGTAGATTCTTTTAATCCAAATCAAAGATTCATACTTCCAAATTCAAATATCGATACCACTACAATAAGAGTATTAATTAAACCAACTCAATTTAGTGACATAAAGAGAAAATATATTCAAGCAAATAATTTATTCGATATTAATTCAGATTCTCCAGTATTTTGGATACAGGAAGTGGAGGATGAAAGATACGAATTAATTTTTGGAGATGGTATTTTTGGAAAAAAATTAGAATCTTCAAATTATATTGAAGTGACTTATCTTGTTTCAAATGGCGAGTCTGCAAATAATATATCACAATTCAATTTTAGTGGAAAATTGACTTCTTCTAGAGAATCGATTTTGATTAATTCTGGAATATCTTTAATCACCACTAATCAATCATCATATGATGGAAGCGAAATAGAACAAATAGACTCTATTAAAAAATATGCACCCAGAATTTACTCATCACAAAATAGAGCAGTTACTGCAAGGGATTACGAATCTATAGTTCCTACATTATATCCAGAAACAGAATCAATTTCTGTTTTTGGAGGTGAAGAATTGAATCCACCACAATTTGGGAAAGTTTTTATTAGTATCAAACCAACAAATGGACCTTATTTGTCAAATTTAATTAAAGATAATATTAAAAGAGATCTTAAACAATATGCTATTGCAGGAATAGTTCCTGAAATTATCGATTTAAAATATTTGTATATTGAGCCAAATATAAATGTATATTATAATACAAATTTAGCACCATCTGCAAATTCAATATCAAATATTGTCTCAACAAATATAGAAAGATACGCAAATTCATCAGAATTAAATAAATTTGGTGCAAGATTTAAGTATAGTAAATTTTTAAAAATAATTGATGATAGTAGTAATGCAATAACATCAAATATTACGACAATTATTATGAGAAGAGATTTAAAATCTGTGTTAAATAGTTTTGCTGAATATGAAATTTGTTTTGGAAATAGATTTCATATTAAAAATGAAAATGGATACAATATTAAATCCTCCGGATTTAATGTAAGTGGAATTATTGGTACAGTATATCTTTCGGATATACCAAATATTGACAAAGAAACTGGATCTATATTTTTGTTTAGATTAAATTCTCCAACTCAACCAGAGATTGTTAAAAAATCTGTAGGGACAATTAATTATATTAAAGGGGAGATTAAACTCTCCCCCATTAATATAACAAATACCACATTAAATGTGGGGTTTCCAATTATTGAAATTTCAGCATCACCATATTCTAATGATGTTATAGGACTCCAAGATTTGTATTTACAATTAGACATGACTAAAACAATCATCAATATAAAACCAGATAATATATCCTCCGGAAATGATGTTACTGGCACAAATTATCTAGTTACATCGAGTTATTCAAACGGAATTTTAGTAAGATAATTAAAAAATAAACATGATATCAACAGATCTGCAAAGAGTAAAAATTCAAGATATAGTTGAAAGTCAGATTCCGACTTTTATAAGAGAAGACTTTCCACTTATAACTGATTTTTTAAAGCAATATTATATCTCTCAAGAATATCCAGGTGCTTCTGTCGATTTAATACAAAATATTGATCAATATTTAAAATTAGAATCTTTAACAAATAATTTAGATCATACAGAATTATTTGGAAATATTTCTTTTTCCGATACAACAATTAATGTCAATTTTGATTCAGATAGAAAAATTTTAGGGACATATGGATTTCCCAAAAAGTATGGACTTATTCAAATTGATAACGAAATTATTTTATATACTGAAAAAACTAATGCTTCCTTTATTGGATGTCTAAGAGGATTTAGTGGAGTCACTTCATATACTAATTTAGATTCCTTAATATTTTCGACATCAGAAATTTCAGAACATAGTTCTGGCACAAAAATTACAAATCTCAGTGGATTATTATTTAAAGAATTTTTGCAAAAAGTAAAGCACCAATATACTTATGGATTTGATAACCGCAAATTAAGTGACAATATAAATCAAAAACTTTTTATATCAAGAGCAAAAGATTTTTATAAGTCAAAGGGAACAGATAAATCTTTTAAAATTCTTTTTTCTGCACTTTATGGCGAAAATGTGGAGATTATAAAACCAAAAGATTATCTTTTCAAACCATCAAATGCAGAATACAGAATAACCAGAGATATTGTAGTAGAAGCATTGGATGGGAATCCTTTTGATTTATTGAATAAAACTTTGTATCAAGATGCTTATGAAAACTATAATATAATAAATTCTTATGCATCAATAACTAATGTAGAAAAATTAATTTATGAAGATAAAAATTATTACAAGTTAAGCCTTGATTTTGATTATTCAAAAGACATTGTATTAGATGGTAGTTTGTTCGGACAATTTTCTGTTCATCCAATAACAAAAGTAATTAATCCAGTTTCGATTGGATCTTCAATTATTGATGTCGATTCCACAATTGGATTTCCAAATTCTGGTGAATTGGTTGTACAGTTTTCTTCAGGTAATATTGGAATACTAACATATAGATCTAAAAGCATTAATCAATTTTTTGATGTTGGTTTAGCTAGTACAACGGAAAAAGGAATCACATCTAATGTTTCCTCAAAATCTAATATCAGACTAAACGTTAATGCTTATGGGTATGTTGGAATTGGCACCACAACAAAAGTAGAAGTTAGAGTTAGTTCAGTTCTTTCAAATTTAATTGCCGAAGAAAATACCTATTATTATTCAAAAAATGATGAAATTTTGATAAAATCTTTAGGAATAGAAGCATCAAATCCAAAAACAAATAATTGGATTTATAATGTTGCGTCAAAATTTGATATTAAATCAATTTTAATACTGGATATTTCCGATTTTACTTACGAAATAACAACTTATTCTAAAAATAACTTTAAAATTGGAGACAATCTTTCAATTATTCTTACATCTTCAGAGGTAAAGGATTGTTCGGTTATCAGTATAATTAATGAATTTAAATTTACTATTAAAGGTCAAGGATTGATTGGTGAAAATGCTTCAACTGTAGAGAGAAAAATTTTAAAACCAAAAGTAAGTAATAATATATCAGAGTATAATTATATACAAAATTATTTTGCCAATGTCCAAAATGTTTATACAAAATTTAATGGAGATGTTTTAGTTTCTTCATCTTCTCTACCAAATTATTTTAATCAAAATTTAAATTTTTATAATAGAAAACTTACATTGAATGGGGAATTTAATGGAGAAGTTTTTACAATTGATGACGTATTTGATCATGGATATTATACTGGAGATGCTGTTTATTATAATCCCTATGAATTCCCAACTATAGATAATGGTTTAAATTTATCTATTTTTAGTAAATTTGATAATTTAAATCCTGGAATTTTTTACGTAAAAAGACTAAATTCCAATCAAATAAAAATTTCAAGTAGTTTATCGAATCTTTATAATAAAAATTATATATCTGTTTCTGGAATAGTAACATCTAATAATTTACAATATGTCGATTTTAATCAAAAAGAATTACAGCATCAAAAATTATTAAGAGAAATAAAACCACCAATTAATGGAAAAGAAACGTATACAACAAATGTAGGAAAAACTGGGATATTAATTAACGGAGTCGAGATATTAAATTATAAATCAGAAGATTTAATTTATTATGGATCTTTACAGGAAATTGAAGTTACATCAAAGGGGGACAATTATGATGTAATTAATCCACCAATTTTATCAATAATAGACGACTCTGGTAATGGTGCTGTTGCAAACTGCTCAGTAAAAGGATCTCTAAAAAGAATTGAAATCATTGATCCTGGTTTTGATTACCTTTCAAAACCAATAGTTACCATTATTGGAGGAAATGGAAAAAATGCAAAGGCAATGGTCAATACTACTTTCATTGATCATCAGGTATTTTTTAATGCAACTTCAGAATCTGGAAATATAGTATTACTTAATAATACTATAGGATTTTCTACATATCATAAATTTAGAAATGCTGAAAAAATTATTTACAAAACAGACGGGCAAAATGCCATTTTAGGACTATCTACAGATTCTCAATACTTTGTAAAAACAATAGATGCATTTACAGTTAAATTATTTAAATCCGAAGAAGATGCAATATCTGGACTTAATACAGTAAGTTTATCTTCTTTTGGATCTGGTGTACATAGATTACAATCATTTAATAAAAAACAAATTATATCAAATATTATAGTAGAAAATTCTGGATCAAATTATGAAAACAAAAAAAGAATAATTGGTTCTTCGGGGATCAATACTGTATCCGGGCAAATAAACATAAAAAATCATCAATATGAGTCTGGAGAAATTATTCAATATTCATTTGATCAGGGTTCAGTATCAGGGTTAAGTTCAAATACTTCATATATTATTACAAAAATAGATGAAAATAATTTTAAATTATCAGCAGTTGGTACAGGAAATACTCCAAAATTTTTCTTTTATGAAACAAAACAATATATTAATTTTAATTCTGTTGGATCTGGAAATCATATTTTTAATTACGAACCAATTTCAGTAAAAATAGATGGTAAAATTGGAGTAACAACTTTTTTTGATCAAAATTTAAATGCAATAATTCAACCAATATTTAGAGGAACGATTGAATCTGTTCAACTTGTTGACGGTGGAATTGGATACGGGTCTTCCGAGGTTTTAAATTATCAAAAACAACCTCTTTTTACAATTTCTAGTGGATCTGGAGCAAAACTTTTGCCTGTAGTGAACAATGGACGTATTGTAGACGTTTTAATTATAAATGCAGGTAGTAAATATAATTCACCACCAGATTTAATAATAGTAGGAGTAGGAAAATATGCAAAATTATCTCCAATTATTCAAGACGGAAAAATAGTAAACGTAAAAATTGAAAATGCAGGAATTGGATATGAAAATACAACAACAATTGAAGTTATTGCATCGGGAAATAATGCAAACTTTAGAGCAAATATCCAAAAATGGACGGTCAATTTATTTCAAAAATATTTGAATATTATTTCTGATGATGATGGAATTTTAAGTAAATCTTACAATGAAAGTTTTGGAATACAGTATACGCATTTATATGCACCAAGAAAATTAAGAGAATCTGTATACGGAAAAACTGTAGATAATGAAATTAAGTATGGAGTTGCTGATTTACAAAAGTCTAATGGTGAGGAAATAATTTCATCGTTCCATTCTCCAATAATTGGATGGGCTTATGACGGAAATCCTATATACGGACCATATGGATTTTCTTCATCTACGGGCGGTGTTGCAAAACTAATGCGTTCTGGATATGAATTGATATTAAAAAATAATAGACCACCATTATCACAATTTCCACAAGGTTTTTTTGTGGAGGATTATGAATTTGTCAATAATGGTGATTTGGATGAACATAATGGAAGATTTTGTGTTACTCCAGATTATCCTGATGGCGTTTATGCATATTTTGCAACTATTAATCCTGGAAATGTCGAGACTAGTTTTCCATTTAAAAATTATAAAATTCCCGTATTTCCATATTTAATAGGAAATACTTTTAAATCTAAACCGAACGAATTTAATTTTAGTTCAATTTCAAATCAAGTTTCCTATGATTTTAATAATAGTGAGTGGTTTAGAAACACAAGTCCATATAAATTATCAGAAAATAATGCATATTATGAGTATTTATTGCAACCAAATAAAATAAGAGAACAAAAAATTAATATCACCAATGTTTCAAAGGGAAATATTACTTTTGTTGGGGTTTTAACCGGAGGATCTAATTATAAAGTAAATGATATTTTAGTTTTTGCAGAACAACCAAATACGCAAAAAGTAAAAGCAAGAGTTTCTGATATTTCCGGAAAGCCTGTTAATAATATTAGTATTGCATCGACATCGATATCTGATTTGGAAATCATACCATATGATTCTAATGGAACTTATATTGCTTTTTCAAATTCTCCCCACAATTTATCAAATAATAATTTAGTAAATATATCTGGTTTTAATACTTCTGTCAATTATTTAAATAACAATTATAATATTGGAATTAAAACAGAATTTTTTGTTTTAAAAACTGGTGTAGGAACTTGTGGAATAACTGGAATTGTTACCTATTTCACCATATCTGGATTATCTAATAATAATATTTTTTCAATTAGAGAAAATGATTTATTTAGTATTGGGAATGAGATAGTTAAAATTCTCAATGTAGATATTAAAAATTCTAAAATCAGAGTTCTTAGATCTCAAAATAATACTATTTCTTTTGCTCATACTTCTTCAAGTATACTAAAAGAAATTCCAAGAAAATTTTCATTCAAATCTTTACCAGAAAATGAAGTTAATTTTAAAATTAATAGTGAAATTTATTTCAATCCTAGAGAATCTTTGGGAATTGGATCAATAGGCGGAGTTGGGATTGGAACAACAATTTCGTTTTTAAACTCAAGCACAGAAATATCTGAAATTTTTATACCGACACAATCAATATATTTACCAAATCATAATTTAAATACTGGAGATACTTTAATATACAATTCGAATGGTGGCACACCAATTGGTGTATCTACTAATGGAATTTCTCAATTTAATTTATCAAATTTATCGCAAGTTTATGTCGGTAAAATTTCAAATGATTTAATTGGAATATCAACATATAATATTGGAGTAGGATCAACTGGCACTTTCATTGGAATTGGAAATACTAATTTAACAACTAATTTATTATTTTTTACTGGAATTGGAACAGGCACATTTCATAGTTTTAAAACAAATTATAAAAATGTAATAAAAGCAGAATTGAATAAAAATACTGCAATTGTTTCAGTTGGAACATTTCATGGATTGTCTTTAGATGACAAAGTAAATATTGAAGTTTTTCCATCTACAACGTTTGATGTTACAGTAAAATATGATGATTATAATAGAAGAATGGTTTTTAATCCAAAATCGTTCATCTCTACGGATGTTGATACTACAGAAAATACTATTACGATTAATAATCATGGATTTTCTACGGGAGATAAAGTAATTTACACCTCATCATCACCGTCAACTGGACTTATAAATGAAAAAATTTATTACATTTTAAAATACTCTAATAATAAAATTAAATTATGTTTAAGTAAACATGCATCAAAACAAACAACGCCAGAAATTGTAAATATAAGTTCTGCTTCTTTTGGAACTTTATCTTTAGTTAATCCAAAAATATTGGCATATAAAAATTCTGTATTAAAATTTAATCTTTCAGACTCCTCATTATCTTCAGAAAATAGACTCACTCCATATTCTGCTTTTGATATGAATCTGTATGAAGATTTTAAATTTAAACATAAATTTGAATCGTCAGGAAAAAATAATTATTTTGAAGTATCCAAAATTGGTAGGGTTGGGATTACATCTGATGCAGCATTAATATTGAAAGTTTCTGATACTCTACCCCAAAAATTATATTATAATTTTACACCAATTAACTTAAATTTTATATCTGAAATTAAAAAACAAATTTATAATGACAATGAAGTAGAAAATAATAATCAAATTGAAATAGTCAATAGTAATTATTCAGGTAAATTTAATGTTATTGGCATTGGATCTACTTTTTCCACTTTTACATATGATATATTAAATTTCCCAGAATCAAATTTCTATGATACATCTAGTGCAGATATAAGTTATTTTACATCATCTTTATCGGCTGATGGTGCTATAGAAAAGGTATTAATAACTTATAGTGGCAATTTATATGAAAATATTATAGGTGTATCTACGGTTATCTCCAATTCTGGGTTTGGAGCAATTTTTGATGTGTCGAGCAATAATATAGGAAAAATAATATCCACTAAAATTGAAGATATAGGATTCGAATTTCCTACAGATAAAACATTAAGACCAATTGCAAATTTACCTGAGATTTTATTAATAGATCCACTATCATCTTTTGATGAAATTAAAATCACTTCATTTGGAAAGAATTATATTTTCCCTCCTAAATTGGTGGTAATTGATGGATATACAGGAAAGCAAGTAAAAGACATTGATTTACGATATGATATTGGTGACACAAAAGTAAAAATTTTTAAAAATACTTTTGGAATTTATAATACTACTCCCCAAATTATTCCAACCAATAATTCAAATGGAGTTGGAATTAGCAGTGTTAGTTATAATGAAACAACTAAAGAAGTCACAGTAACATTAAATTCTTCATTTAGTGATAATGCTCCATTTTCTGTGGGAGACAAAGTTTTAATTGAAAATATTAGTGTAGGGATTGCATCTGGTATTGGATACAATTCATCAAATTATAATTATTCATTATTCACATTAACAAAGGTAAATATTCCATTGGGAGGAAATGTTGGAATTGTTACTTATAGTCTTGAGGAATATTTGAATGGAAATCAAATTCCAGGAAATTTTGATCCATTTAATTCGTCAGGAAGAATTATTGCTCAAAAAGATTTTCCCGTTTTTGATATAAAATTAAAGAAAAATAATTTTATTATAGGAGAGAGTGTTATTTCCGATCAAAATATTGGTAATGTTGAAAGTTGGAATAATCAAATAAACTTACTCAAAGTTTCAACTAAAAACGATTTTGTTGTCGGTAATATCATATCAGGGCAAACTTCAAAAACTCAAGGACTAATAAAAGAAAAAATAAACTTTGATGCAGAGTTAATAATATCAGAATCATCTATTGTTAGTCAGGGGTGGAATAAAGAGACTGGATTTTTAAATTTTAATACTGAAAGGTTGTCTGATAATAATTACTATCAGAATTTTTCATACTCTATAAAATCAAAAATTCCTTTTGAAATTTGGGAAGATTCTGTAAATTCATTAAATCACTCTGCAGGATTTTTAAAGTTTAGTGATTTAATAATAGAATCCGACGATTCGATATATGAAGGAGTCTTTTCAAATAAGTCCGGATCAGACGTTGATATTATATCAGATATATCTAATACTATTGATTTGGATTGTTATTCAAATTTTGATTTAGTTACTGAAAATTCTTTTAATGTAAATGGATCTGAGGTAATTTCAAATCAAATTTATTTCAACTCTCGTGTCTTAACTGACTACTTCGAATCTTTTGGAAATAGAGTTTTAACTATTGATGATATAAGCACACAATTCAACAGCACTCCAAGATCAACTAAATTTTCAATAGTTGATACGTTTGATTTATCTAATCGTTCTAAAAAATATATTACTTATGTTAGAGATAAAACGTTTGTTGGAGAAAGACAGGTATTGGTTGTAAATCTGCTTCAAGATAGAACTTTTGGATTTTTAAATCAATATGGTAGAGTTGATAGTGTAATAGATCTTGGTAGTTTTGATTTTAGTATATCTGGATCTGAAGGTCAATTATTGTTTTATCCAACAAAGTATTCTGTTAATAATTATGATGTTAGTTTTGCTAGTTTTGATATTATTGGAATTTCTACTTCTGGTATTGGATCAACTACTATTGGTGATGTCGTAGATATAAAAACTTCAAAGTCTGTAATTCCAACTAGTACTTCTGGAAGTATAGTTTCTATAGCATCGACATATAGAACATCTAAAATTTTAGTTGAATTATCTGGTAATAATGGGGAGTTTGAATTTGATGAATTAAATTTGATACATGATGGAACGCATGTAAGTCTTCTGGAATATGGTCAACTTACAAATAGTTCTTTAGATCGTTTTGGTGCAACTGGACTGGGAACATATAACTCATATATTTCTGGTGGAAATATTATTGTAGATTTTACTCCTAATTCTGGAATAGCAGTAACTGCAAATACTCTTACAATTTCTATAGCAAGCACTTTTTCGACAGGAATTGGAACTCAATATATTGGGTTTGATTCGGAAAACATTGCTTTTGTAGGATCTTCATATACTTCGATTTCTTCCTCACCTTCTCCGGTAGAGAATGTTATAGCAAAATATAGAAATTATGCTCCGGATAATCACAACTGCGCTTATTATCTTGTAAGTGTTGAAGATACAACAAATAATAGATATGAAGTATCGGAAGTAATTGTTCTTAACGATAACACAAACACATATATTACGCAATATGGAAATATTGTAACAAATTCTGGATTGGGGACTGTTGGAGCTGCAATTTCTTCAACTGATATAAATCTTTACTATACACCAATACCAAATATAGATACCCAAATACGTGTTTTTCAAACAAGCATTCAATTGGTAGATATAGAAAATTCTCAATCTTCGTATATTGATTTAAATAATGCATCAATTAGTGCTGGATTTGGTTTTTATGAAGGTACAGAAATTGATGTTAAAAGATCATTTGATTTAACACACAAACAAAGACCAATATTTTCAAGAGATTTTGATGGAGGAAATTCATCAGTTGTAGATATTGCAGAAAATACAATTACATTACCAGAACACTTTTTTGTAACTGGGGAAGAGGTAGAATATTACTATGATTCGGAAACTTCAAGTCCTATAGGAATAGCATCCACAAGTTTCGTTGGTATTGGCACAACAAATATTCTTCCAAGTTCAATTTATATTATTAAAATAGACAATCAAAAAATAAAATTAGCAAGATCTGCTGAAGATGCCTTGAAAAAAATTCCCGTTTTCTTAGATATAACAAATGTTGGTGTAGGAAATCAGCATAAATTTATATCAAAAAATCAAAATTCAAAGTGTTTAATTCTTGTTGATAATTTTATCCAATCACCAATCGTTTCAACTTCAGTTACTACTGGAGTCACTACTCATATAGGACTTATTGATAATGTAATAAAATTTTCAGGAATAACCTCATTTTTCGGTGGAGATTTAATCAAAATTGATGATGAGATAATGTTAATTAATACTGTTGGATTTGGTAGCACCAATTCAATATTAGTTACTCGACCATGGATGGGAACTGGTTTATCAACTCACCCAGAAAATGCTACTGTAACAAAAATTATGGGAGATTATAATATTGTCGATAATACTATAAACTTTATCACTGCACCAAAAGGCCCTATCCCTATAGGAACTTTATCAAACCAACCAGATGAGAGAGATTGGGTTGGAATTACCACATTTTCGAGATTTCAAGGAAGAACATTTTTGAGGTCTGCAGCAGAAAATAGTACTAATGAAACTTATTCAAATAATTATGTCTTTGATGACATTTCTGAAGGATTTAATTCAATACAAAAAATATTTACACTAAAATCTAACGGACAAAATATTTCCGGATTTTCTACTAATAATGCCGTAATATTAATTAATGGAATATTTCAAGAACCTACAGGGCAATCAGTAATACCTAGGGATTATTCATTATCCGAAAATTCTGGGATAACTAGCATAACATTTGCGGGGGCCGCAACTTCTGTCGCATATGATCCAAATAATGCAAGTATTCCGAGAGGTGGAATAATTGTATCTGTTGGTTCAACTGAAGGATTTGGATACCAACCATTAGTTTCCGCAGGAGGAACTGCAATAGTGTCAATTGCAGGAACAATTTCCTCAATTAGTATAGGTAATAGTGGATCGGGATATAGATTGGGAGTTCAAAATGTCGTAAATGTTGGAGTATATACTTCTTCGACAGGAATTTATAATATTGAATTTATAGGAACAGCTACAGTAAGTGATGGTCATATTGTAAGCGTAGCAATTACTAATCCCGGCACTGGATATACTTCATCAAATCCCCCATATGTAATATTTGATAACCCTTTACCATATTCAAATATACCGTTAGTTTATAGTTCAGATTCCCCCCTCGGAGTTGGCACTCAGTCTACAATTGATATCATTGTTGGTCAGGGATCAAGTGTTATTGATTTTGAAATAAAAAATCCAGGGTATAACTATGGACAATCTCATATTTTAACAGTCCCCGTTGGAGGTTCTTTAGGAATTCCAACAGATAAGTCAAAACCATTTAAAGAATTTCAAATTACAATCGACAAAACAGCAACTGATAAGTTTGCTGGATGGCATTTTGGGCAAATTGAAGTTTTAGATAAAATTGAAGATCAATTTGATGGTGTAAAAAAATCTTTTATCATTTCTCTAAACTCCTCACCATTAACAATTAGATCAGCAAAAGGATCTAATATTGATCCACAATCAACAATTCTTGTCTTTATAAATGATGTATTACAAGTTCCCGATGAAGCATACACGTTTACTGGTGGAAGTGTCATCACTTTTTCAGAGCCACCTAAAGGAACATCGAGTGATAATTCTATAATTGGAGATACTTGTAAAATTTTATTTTATAAAGGAAGTGGTGATATTGATGTTGTTTTCAAAGATACTTTGGAAACAATAAAAATTGGTGATAGTTTAACAATAGAAAATCAAGAAAGTAGAGCAGTTACAACAATAGTCTCTTCGGATACTATAGAAACAAATCCATATAATGATAGGGGAATTGATTCAAATCCATTAAATCGAAGAACGGTTGAATGGTGTAAACAAAAATTTGATAAAATAATTGACGGCAAAATTATTAGTAAGGGAAGAATTATTAACGAGTCTATTATAAATCCAAGTACAAATATTATTCAATCCATAGGTATTGGTGATACAACAATATGGGTTGAAAGTGTAAAAACATTTTTTGATTCTAAAAAAGAAAATCAAACATCCACAAATTTTCAGAAAATTAATATAATTTCTCAAAATTTAATTATTGGAGCATCTGCAACGGCAACAGTTTCTTCTGCGGGAACAATATCTTCAATAATTATTCAAAATGGTGGAGTTGGGTATACTACTTCCCCAGAAGTAATAATAGGAAATCCGATTGGATTTGGAATAACACAAAGAGCACTTGCAACTTCGACTATTTCGATTGCAGGGACAGTTTTTTCGGTAGACATAACGTCTCCTGGAATTGGATATACTACACTAAATCCGCCGCAAGTTCTTATTGAAGTTCCAAATTCAATATATGAAACTAATGATTCACAATCATATCAAGGAGATTTTGGGATAATTGTTGGTGTATCGACAACATTTATTGGAATTGCATCTACTGCACCTGCACTTGTGTTTGATTTGTTTATTCCACTCGACTCTTATCTTAGAGACTCTACAATAGTAGATTTACCAATAACTATTAGTGGAATTCAAAGTAGTTATTATTTTATAACAAGAAATACAAATATTGGTAATGGAACTACATCTTTATATAAAAATGGTTCAATCTTAGGAATTTCTACACAATTTTTGGATAATGTTTATGAAGTTAGTGAAGTTTCGACTACAACAACTTTTTTAATGGGAATTGGTACTACTCAAATTAGAAGAGTAAAAGTTAAAGTTGATGATTTTAAAAACATTTCTGGCGGAATTGGTTTAACAGAATTTTATGGAGAATTTTCTTGGGGGAAAATTGAACTTGGAGAAAGAATAAATCCGCAATCGTTTGATGCGTATCTCTCTAATGGATATTCTGGAATTTCATCATCTTCTTTAGTAAGTAGAGCATATCCATTAAAATACCTCAATTATATTTAAATAAATAAATAAAAAAATATACAAAATGTCAGCAATTATAACTGATCAACTTCGAATAGTAAATGCAAAACAATTTGTTGCTAGTGTAGCATCTACTAGTAATTTATATTATACTTTTGTTGGTCTTCCTAATGCAACACAAGTAGAATCCTCTTGGGATACAACCCCACCAGATCCAAGAGATAATTTTGATGAAGAGAATAATTATTGGGATACGATGATTGCTCTTAAAAAAATTAATTCTTCTGATATAAAGCAGGTAATCAAAAAAATAACTTGGCAATCAGGATCTACTTATGATATGTATAGGCATGACATCAAAGCCGAAAATCAATCAAAACCATCAAATGCTACAAGTTTATATGAAGCAAATTACTATGTTGTAAATTCCGATTATAAAGTTTATATTTGTTTGCAAAATGGAACTGATCCCGAAAATCCATCGGGAAGGTCTTCTTTAGATGAGCCAACTTTTACTGATTTAGAACCTAGAAAAGCAGGAACAAGTGGTGATGGATATATTTGGAAATATCTTTATACTATTAAACCTAGTGATATTATAAAATTTGATTCTACTAATTTTATGCCAGTCCCATCAAATTGGGAAACTAGTACTGATAATGCTGCAGTAAGAAATAATGCATTTTCTAGTGGACAACTAAAAATAGTAACAATTGTAAACAGGGGAGTAGGATTAGGAACAGCTAATAGAACATATACTAGAGTTCCAATTAAAGGAGATGGAACTGGTGCTGAAGCAACAATAGTAATTAACAATAATTCTAAAGTAGAATCGGTAACAATTTCTTCTGGAGGATCTGGGTATACTTTTGGAACATTAGACTTGATTGGAGGCAATGTTCCTACGGGAACCACTTCACCCGTTTTTAATGTAATTATTCCTCCACAAGGAGGACATGGTGCAGATATTTATAGAGAACTTGGTGCTAGAAATGCTTTAATATATTCCAGGATTGAAAATGATGTAGAAAATCCAGATTTTATAACAGGAAATCAAATTGCTAGGATTGGTATTGTACAAAATCCTAAAGCATACGGCACTTCTGAAAATTTAAATTTAGATAAAGCTAGTGCATCTTATGCATTAAAATTAACAGGAATTGGGTATAGTTCAACAAATTTTATTCCAGATTCTTTTATTACTCAAACTATTGGTATTGGATCAACTGCAATTGGAAAAGTTATTTCTTATGATCAAAGTACTGGAGTTTTAAAATATTGGCAAGATAGATCAACTGCCGGTTTTAATACTGATGGTACTCAAAATACTTCTCCAATTTATGGATTTAAATTAAATAGATTTACTGCAAATCCAAATGAAGGAGGATCAATAAGTATTCTTGGTGGATCTACAACACTATCAATACAAACTTCTTTTACCGGTGTTTCTACAATAATAAATAGTAGGACATATTACTTAGGTCAAGAGTTTACTCAAGGTGTATCTCAACCAGAAGTTGAAAAATACTCAGGAAACATCATTTATGTAGACAATAGACCATCTATAACAAGATCTATTAATCAAAAAGAAGATATTAAAGTCATTTTGCAGTTCTAAAGAATTATGGCACAAGAAACAAATCTGAATGTAGCACCATATTTTGACGATTTTGATGCAAAT